AAAGGGGTGGCGGTGTAGGTTTTCTGTGTGTTTTTCTCCAGCACGTACACGAAGTCGAAATAAACGCTCCCCCCCCCCCCCCCCCCCCCTTCCAGCATTTTTCTCACCAAATTCATATAAGCTCACTGTCAGAGATCCCAACAAAGTTCGGTCATCCATATCGCCTACATCCGCACATATGCAGTCTGACTGAATTTGGCCGAGGCGCTCGAACTGTTTTTGACGCAAGTCGCTGGCTGATTAATGAAGTCATATGGCCAGCGACTTGGCGATTTAAGCACTACTAATGGCCGTGTGGAGGTGTGAGTCGCTATCGGAGAAACGGTTCATATTGACCAAGGCAACGAACAGAGCAGCCCTGATTGACGCAGTTTTTTATAGGCCGACAACCTGGTCGTCAGCATGAGTCGTCGAGTAACAGCTAAGACAACGTCGTAGTTGAAAGTTTTTTCTGGCTGCTGACTTGGAAACGAATCAAGAGCAAAACATACACCACGCGACAACATACTCGTGGGTATGTACTCAATTGCATCCAGTGGTTAACGTTACGACTCAAAAATCAACTGTGGAAGATTAAGAGCTTATTCTAAGAGCCCTATAAAAACTTGATTGCGCCCGTTTCTTTTTGCATGGTATAGATTCTTGTCAGCCAGAACGAGCCAACTGTCCACGTCAGCAATACTGGGGCTCCAAGGCATAATTCCAGCGCTTAGAGTTGCATTAGATGATGGAAAAGCCTTCTCCACCTCAGCTTCAAATATTTTACCAACCTCAACCATTCTCGCCACTGACTCTTTAGCTGAAATATCCGTGAGAAATATACAAAATTCGTCCCCACCAAATCTGCATATATAGTCCACACCTCTAAGTTTTGACCTGAGAGCATCTGCCAACAAACAAAGCGCTCTATCACCAGCATTATGGCCATACGCATCATTAACAAACTTAAAACGATCAATATCAACCATTATAAGAAAAGCTGACTCCATTAATTTTGGCCGACTCATACGTACAGAAACCAGCTCACACCAATATCGACGATTGAGCAAACCAGTTAAAGAGTCAGTACAACTTAACCGCCTCAGCAGCATCTTACTATTCTTTAATTCAGTGGCCAAATTATAAAATGATAACCCCAGCACAATTGGGTATATACCCACCAAAGGAAGACATAGCAAGACCTCAGAGACCGCACTAATATCAAACTTATAATCCACACCAAAAAATAAAAACACCAACGCAAAACCTAGAAACTTGCAACCCAAGCCTTTAAGTAAAAACCTCGGACCTCCAATAGCCACATTATTCATAGCCACCATTGAAAATATTGCAACTGAAGGAAGTGGCTTTGCATGCATTACCGCGATCCAAAACCCACAAAATATTGAATCAGCTAGAAAGTTAATCTTCTCCATTTTGAATGGATTACTAGAATTGCGCGATAGCCAAAAAGCGACGTGCCCCCACACCAAACTATTAAGAGCGAGAAAAACACACTCTACCAATGACATTTTTTCGTACGCTGTAACCGCGATAATAAACCCGCATAACATTGTACCTAAAACTCTAGGAAAGTATATTCTTCGCGCAAATAGCAATCCCTCTCTCACATCTTCCAAATCCACAGCAGTACCCCACCCACAATCAATATAGACCTAATTAAACTTTGTTTTTAAAGCCATGAGCCCGCCACATGCCAGAGAGCTCAACACCATAAATTTGACGCCAAATTATTGCTATGGATTTTAAACCAAGGTACTGATAGATACACTGACGAAACCTAACATCTACCTCTCATTCTCGTAAATCCCCCCTTATAATTCACACGCGACTGAACCCTGGGATTCGCATCTAGCTAAGTAAGGGAGACTCTCAACAATAACGCCAATACCAAATCATCCAGAAAAATTCAACACCACAAAAAAATAATTACAGCCATAATTGTGTAGGTAGTTACCGAATTGCATCTAGACGCCGTAAACCTCACCACAGCGGAAGCAAGAAAATTCACCTATTGGACATTAAAAAAAAAGATAAAACGCTAGTAAGTCATTGCAACAACATCATTATTCCTCTGACCCCGACAGAGCGGGACGTGATTTTTACAGTTTCAAGCCAACCTAGGCGGCCAGTGAAAAACGAAATGATAATAGAGTACATTCAAAGAGACCCTAACCAATATAAGGGTCTTTGCATGTGCATAAGCAGACTGCAAGCAAAATTTGAAAAATTTTCACACGGAGAAAAGCTTTTCCGCTCAGTAAGAAACAGAGGTTATTACCTGATACAGCATATTTTTGTAGACACCTGATAGCCCATCAATCAATATTCAATAATATAAATATAAGAAATCTATCAGAAAATTAGGCAGATCCAACTTACCAGGGATGGTTTGACAAACGACTGACAACATTTAAAACCTTTATGCCTCTATACTTTTCTCCTGACAACTTATAAGTTACCTCCCCTTAGTTTCGAAATTTCTCTAGCATAATCCTGACAGCCCCGCAATGCGATCAATCCTCTGTCGCCGGCATCTGTGATGCCGATAATTCGTTGAGCATGCGTTGGGTCAAGTTGGGCTCGACGGGCCGCATGAACCACGCCGACGGTCGAGGGGGTGGCAGACACGTTGCAGCGACTGGCTGAATCCTTGGCGTCGAGAAGGACTGACAGCCGCACATCAGCAGTAGCAAGGTGATCACGCAATAGAGCTTGATTACGTTTGGCATCGTATAGTTCTCGGGAGTGCTCTTGATCGGAGACGGCGAGTTGTTGCTCTATGGCTAGGCGCTTGACCTGTTCGGTCTGCATCTGGCGGAGCGCGGCTTGGGTCAGATTGTTTAGATCGTCAGCCTGAAGCGCGGCCTGGCTTTCGAGCTTTCCCTTGTAACGCCACGCTTGTACTTGCCAAGCCGCGCCGAAGGCAAAAGCCATCGCGATCAACAAAACAGCCGATTTCGGTTGCGTGGTCAGCATTGCTCATCCCTCCAACTGGGTAGATCGACGGAATGCCCCGCCAATTGGTGACTGCAGTCATCAAAGAACTGGATAAGCCCGCCGATCACGAACGAATTACAAACTCGGGGGCCGTCAGAACAGCTGTATCGGACCAGAATGCTCGACGTGAACGTCGGCAAGTCCAAAAGCTCCCAGTCCACCCTTCACCGTGACCGGGGTCCATTCTCATGCGAATTACCATGAGCTATACCGCAACTCAGGCAATCAAGACATACACAATCCTACTCGGCCTGGGCGATGCAGCGAATCTCCATAGTGCCGTCATGACCGCACTCCATCCGCCAAACGGTACTGCTGGATCAGATCGTCAACACGGTGTTCACGCTGCCCATACCCTGCACCAGGCAGGCTCGCCCAGATGTTCCGGCACTTTGCGATAGCGGATTCGACCTGGCCTGCATGCACGTCCGATAGTGCGCGGCATTCGCGGATGTGCTGCAGAGCCAGCAGGTCCTGACTGATCGGACTGAAATCAGGCAGGGCCAGTAGACTTCGGTAGTACGGCCAGTCCCTCAACATTTGCTGGTAACGGCCCGAGGCATTCGAGGTCAGCCCCCTACTGTTGATGACCTTCGACGGACGCCCTTTTGCGAACGGATGATCACTGAAGTCCTTGAAGATCTCGGGTTTCATGTCGACTCCTGTAACAATGACGTCATAGCCATCCAATACAGTGACCGGCGATCTACTGGTCCCCTCAGACCAAGCAAGCATGTCGAGAAAGGCGAGCGCGTTACTGCTGCCCGCCTGAGCAACTGAAAGTTGTGACATTTTCCCAACTCCAAAATTCGCAACGCGGGTAGTTTCAATTAAGTTATGCAAACTGCAATACAGACATTTACCCCTCTTAACTAGACAATCTAAAACCAAAAGAACGTTATTATTTGTCAGCCCCCAAATATAGCGCTTTGATATCATTCCGAGAAAACTTTAGCTTCAGCAATAAGGGCAGCTGTATGAATGCTAACTCCGAAAAAAAAACGAACAAACAAGGTTGGTTGTGGGCGTATCGAAAGGTGAGAAGTTTTGGATTTTCTAGAACTACGGCTTTTTACAGGGCAACCCGCTATACCGTCTTCGGTGATTCTGGAAGAATTGAATCCAGGTCGAGATGGGAAAAGTATCGTCTCAAAAAGAGAACCCGCTCATAAGCCCTATGCGCTTCGCCGCCATGGAAGGCAGTATTTATTTAATATTTAACACCAATCAATGTGACCTATTTAGCAAGACGTCAAAATTACGCCCATCAAACATCACTCCCCCTTAAAAAATTACGCATTACGATATACGATATAAACTCTATCAGCGACTATTAATAAACCTTCCCATCAAGTTGCCAAGAATGTCAGCCCCAAGCTGATTGGGATGAAGATTGTCTGTCGTGTAGATGGATAAGTTATAACTATTGATACAGCACTGGCCACCTATGTCTAAACACGGCACACCCATTTCCCGGCATACATCTATCATGGCCTTGCCAATACTTTGGATGCTCAAGCCATAACTGTTCAATGCCGGCGGCACTGGTTCAGAGCCAAATTGACCGCGGTTGGTCGGCGTGAAGAAAAAAAGCTGTACCGTAGGCTTGATGGTCAGGATCTTATCGATCAAATACCGTACGTTCCCGTGAATGGAGATCGTTTCCTTCGGATCGGCCAGAGTGCCCAGGGGACAGTTGCCGTGGCCGTAGTCATTCGTACCGCCCCAGGTGGTCACCACATCAATTCCGTCCAAATCACCGGTCGCCAAGTTATCCGCCATCGTACGTAACAGCTGGCCGCTGACTCCCAGATTTTTAGTTTGCTGCAGCCCGGTAACCTCACACAACTTCGCCGCGTACAAATTCAGCTGAGTGAACGAGTCCCCTAATGCGCACCATTTCTTCCCCCAGAACGGTGGGAGTATATTGGTCACACGTGTTAGCGATAACGAAGAATGATAGGGCTCATACCTGATAGGCAAGTCGGCGCCCTTGGTAAACATGATCTTCTCCGGTGAAGCACTGTTGGAGGAAATACGTATATAAGCGGCATCTGCAGGCGCGGTCAGGCTGTTCAAGTTCACTATTCCGGCCAAGAAACGCTTGTCGGCGTCATACCATGCACCTGTCACACCTTGCGTACTGAACTGCGGCTGGGGCATGACGTTGATGGTTGATGACTTTGTTGTTGATCGGTAAGTCGCACCGTCATTAGCAACGGGAATAAAACCCGTCGCCCACCAGCCTTCGACGTTGACCTCCAAGCCATTTGTCGAACTAATATTTTTACCGATTATCCGTGCTCTGTAATCAAACAAATTAGAGGGTGTGTCGATAAAAGAGGCATGTCGCTCAGTCACATAATCCAGTTGAGGTGACAACCCGGCGACTATGGCAGAACCCGTTTCAACAAGCGTTTTCGATAACAGGTCTTTACCAATGTACAGCCCCGCCTCGCTGCTATTACCGTTCATCTCCAGCCGGTATGGAACGTACTGACCAGGAAGCGCATCTGCAGCGACTATTGCCGTGATGGGACCTGCCCAGTTAAAGCTTACCCGCAGGTATGCAGCTCCAGCCGGAGCACTCACACTGTTGGCACCTCCAGCGCCAGAAATAAACGCTTTAGCGGCGGTATAAAAGGCATAAGCCATATTCGCTGCTGCAGGGACAGCAGCAAGAGAGAACTTATACGTTGCGCCAGCTGCCACTGGAATGTACTCGCTACGATACCAAGACCCACCCGGCGCCGTATCTCCCCCAGTTGTCGTATTAAAGGATCCACCTGCAACCTGCGTGGCGTTGTTGTAAAGGTTTTTGCCGACTTGGATACTGAGTGACTTAACCGGAGGCTCGATACTTGCCACCCGGGATGTCACACCACTCACGGCCGCTGCGCTTGGGTAGCGCTTGACCTCAATCGCAACCCCGGAACTGTTCTGGTACAGAATCAAATATTCATTGTTATCGGCGGTTGGCACACTGAAGTATTTCCCCGACACCGTACCTGCTAAACCGAGCGCCGTAGTCGCAAAGATTCCTGCAGATAGCTGAGCTTGACTACTCGCAATTTCAGCCCGATCTGCAGCCTCAACCACCACATTTAAAATGTCCTCGGGATCAGTCGTTACGATGTCCTTCAGCAAAGGCGCAACATACCCTCCGTAACCAATCGATACGTCAATCCTTCGTTCTTTTGCATAAAAAAACACCCGTGCGCTCGCATCCGCATGAGTCGGATTGGCAAGTGGGACAGTCGCCTCTGCGTCGCTAAACAACGCCGTAAGGATTGAGGTACCACTGCTGTAGACGTGAACGGTGGCTCCAGGCAGCAATACGCCGTCCTCAGCCCTTGCGGCAAAGAATTGAATAGGTTGCATGATGAGTCTCTGTCAGGTGATGAAGGTGATCGCCGGAGCGAAGTTGAGTTGACTGCGCACACTGCTCCAGGTGTCGTACGCTGCAGCGCAGAGGTAATACGTGGTGTCTGGCGTCAGCCCCGTGATCTGCCCGGTGCGTGATACGCCTTGATAGCCGATCGTTCCTGCAGTTGCCGGATCAAAGTCCTCCTCTGTCGAATACACAAACACATAGCCGGCCGCGTCTGGCTCAACACTGGCTGCGCAACTGACATCCGCTGTGGTGGTTCCAGTGACCGTGACGGTGGTTCCCGTAACGGGCACAGGCGCCGTATTGGTGACCAACAGCGACACCATTGGTGCCTGGCCTGCAGCGTTTCGCTCGATGATTTCTACCCGATAGCTGCGAATGAGCGCACCATCCACCAACGCATCTTCACGTTGGTAGGTGAATGCCGTACTGGTGGTAGCCACCTCTCGCAGGAGAGCATTGCTGCCCGCGTGACGAACACGTACCAAGCGATCCTCGGCACGAGCTCCGGCCACCCAGCTCACGGTGAAGTATGGCGCCTCGAAGGCACCGACCAGAGCGAGGTTTTGCGCAGTATCAGGCGCTACCCGGGCGGGTGATAACGTGACGCTGTAGGCCGTGACATCCGCCAGATCCTCAAGCGCTCGGCCGAACACGTTAAATGAGCGGAACTTGACCCAGTCAGTCTTGCCGACCTGGTCGGATGTGTAGCTGTATTTCCAGACCGCATCATCCAACCGCACAAACGGTGAACCGATCGAGTGACTGGAGATGGCCGTGCTCAGACGCCCGCGTCTCAGATAGCTCAGCTCATACCCTCCGACTCCGGTGAGCACCGCGTCACGGTAACTCAGCAATTCACCACACCAACACCCGTCATGCTTTTCAGAAGGTTATTGAACCAACTGGCAGTCTCCGACAGCCGCTTGTTCAGGCTGATGAAGACAGGCTCAAGAATGGTACCGATGGTGACCTGCAGCTGGTTGCTTTTGGAGTCGAGCTCGGCCTGGCTGCCGGTCAATCCATCGGCCGCCTTGGCGGCGTTGCCGACCTGGGCCTCGGTCTCTTTCATGATGCCGTTGTATTCGGCGGTGATCTGTTGCGAGTCGGACAACTTGTCACGACTGGTGCCGATGCTTTTGGCGTACTCCTCCCACATTTTTGCGACGTTTTTGGTCACGCCGGCGTTATCAACCAACTGCGAGTTTTGATTTTTCAGGCCTTCAGTTGCCCCTACCACCGCTTCCGACATACTGAGATTGGCTTGCCGGTTGAACGCCGCAGCATCTTTCAGGCGGTTGATCACCGCCACCGCCTGGTCGACGTTGTAACCACGACTGAGCAGGTTTTGCAGGGCTTTGGCCGCGTCACCGACGCTGAGCAAGCCGTCAGAGGCGAGCTTGTTGGCCTCATCCATGGCCCGGCCAATACCGACGCCGGCATGATTGGCCACCGCTTCGAGTCCACGATAAGCAGCCTCCTGTTGGATCGCCGCGTCCTTGCTATCGCTAACGATTTGACCCAGCTTGAAAGCGCCAAGACCAAACACACCCGCAATGCCAGCCGCCACACCACCGAGGCCCGAACGCATAATGGTACTGACGCCGGAGAAAGCCTCATTCACCGCCGGACCAAAACGAGCGAGCCGGGTTTGGCTGCCCACCATTTCGGCGTTGATCGTCCTTAGCTCGCGACTAAAAGTGGTCCGTGCCTCACGCATGTTGCGCTCAATGCTTTCGACTGCACGGTCGAAACCTTGGGTGCCAGCCGTAAACTGATAAGCGATAGTTCTTTCCATACCGGCACCTCAATATCCGCAATACAAAGTCACAATTGACGAAGCGTTCTTAGGAAAGGGGCAAACTCAAACAGTACGCGCCTACTTATAAAATATGGACAATTCATAACATTCCATAACAACCTACAAACGAACGTGTAAATTAAAATTAGACATAAGACACAAAATTCTCGCTTTGAACCATTGACTTTACGCTCAGTCTTAATACTGAAGAATGCAAGTCATACTTAAGGGGGGGGCCTGCTATGTCAACATTCGCTGACAAGCTTGAATATATGCACAATCAAGATATACAGGCACTATTCGAATTCGGAGGAAAAATGTATCCAGGTAGAATTGTCAATGTATCGGAGGACTACGTACTAATAGAAATAGAGCACAATGAGAAAACTGTGCTCTTACATAAACACATTAGTGCTATAGGATTCATTACCGGTTCAGGCATCGTTAGCTGACATAGTGACCATTTGAAACGCATCCAGCCCTTTTCGCAGATGCTTGGGCAGGTCGTCTCTTAGATCTTCGGCCATCGCAGCAATGTCGCGCTCCAAATCGGGCGCATCAGTGAAATCATGGGTCGGCTTGTAGCCTATGTATCCGGCAACAAGAATGTGAACGGGGGGATGGATTCGCCAATAGTCCGTCATATGGCCGACCATCACCATGTCCCAGTCCCGTCGCAACGTGACCGGGCTATGGCCGGTACTGGCGATCAGGTGAGCGTAGAGTTGGCCCCAGTCGAAGGGGCCTGGCCTTCCCCCGGCGCTGGCTCCGTGACTTCCAGACCCGAAGCGCTCATAACAGCATCCAACGCGTCACGCATGTTGCGAAGGTCCAGCAGCGCTGCCACCTCTGAGCGCTCGATGTCGGGGTAGTTCCGACGCAATGCCGCGTGCGTGGCATCAATGACCGTCGCGATGCTTTCACGGTCCATGTTGCCGGCCATCACCGCGTTGATCCGATCCAGCAGTTGCTCCAAATCCCCCAGGGCCAAGGGTGGAATGACAAGCGTCTTACCGGGAAACGGAAACGAAACGCCAGGGACATTCACAACGGTCATTCGTTGGCACTCCAATAGCACACCTCGCCGAACTCATCCGCGTAACCAGTGAACTCAAAGTCCGGGATGGTGTAGTCGTCCTGTTTGGTGGCGATTCCCAGCTTATTGCTGACGAAATTAGGGACGCGCACATACACAGTCTTGCCCTTGTATTTCAGGACCAATTCGCCCTGGAACACCGGCATGTCGCCCATGGGCAGGTTTTTCACCGACAGGCTTTTACCCGTCGTAACGGTGTAGCGGTACAAACCCGGTCGGCCTCAATCAGTTGGATGCACGCCGAGTAGTGCTGACCCGGTTGTTCTTTGTGCGTGAGCAACGTAAAGACGTCACCGCTGCTCAGCACCGACCGCCATGTCAGATCCTGCAGACCATAAAAATTCTGCTCGCGAGTGATGTCGCAGCTGGTGGTTTCTGCCCAGGACTTGAACAGCGATTCCGTTTTGCGTTGCCACTCCCTGGCCTGGTCTTCGTTCCAGCCTAGAATCGAGCGATTGACCACCGACTTAAGCGCCAGGCCGGTGCCGACCGTCTTCGTCGTCACCGTATTGATCGCACCGCCGCCGATGGGGTTGTTGCGTTCTAGATCTCGGCAGCGTTCGCGAAGCGTGGGCAAATCGGGTAGCAGATCTGCCGCCGCACTGCCTGCTGTCGGGGTCCAGGCGCTCAGCGAACGCTTGGCCTTCGACGCGCCGCTGTAACCGCCCAAGGCAGTCATGGTCAACCGGGCGTGCATGCGCTTGGCGCCGCGTTCGGGGCTGAGCCAGGTGATGGCCTTATCCAGCAGCGTCGGCTCTGGCACTTTCGGCGCGCGGCTCATCGCGGCGTAATCCCACGCAGGACGATCCCCCGAGGGCGACCGCTTTCAAGGCGATCAACTTGCTGTTGCCAGTAGTCGATCGTCTTGGTGATTTCGGCAAGGTCGGCGTATTCCAACTGCCGGGTGCCGATGCGGTAGCTCTGCTTTTGGCTGACCTTCATGCTCGCATCGAGCCAGGCTTGCAGCTGGCCCTGCGCTTGTTCCAGGGTGATAGCCATGAATTAATTCCTGCGTTGGGAGAGCACGCGCATTGCACTACGGCGCCCAGAAACAAGTCTCCCGCCAGAGGGCGGGAGATTGGGTGGTTCGACTGGTGTTGTTGGTTCCGGACTAGCCCCGTCCGTTTCGGGATCGGGACCTGTCTCGGCTTGATCGGGCTCGGGTGGGTCAAACAACGCCCCTTGACGGATCTGTGCATCAAGCCCTGCCCAATCTTGCTCCCGCATCAAGTGCGTTTTCAGGGAGCGGGCCGCGTGCAATGCATACGTTTCACAGTCGGTACCTTCGTTCGGCTGGCCGGCCTTTTTCTGCCAGACCTTGCGGTAGTGGTGTCGCCGGCTGGGCGCCTTCACTTCGGCGGTGATTTGGCGGAAATAATCCGGACGCACCGTTTTGTAAAAGTGCATCCGACCAGGGCCATCACCGGTCAACGGCAAACGCCCCTCAATCCACAGATCCTTGGCTCGTGACGTGCCGACGATATAAGGGCGAAGGCCGTACTTCGAGGCCTTTTGCTCTTTGTCCGTATCGACACCCTGCCGAGGGGCGCTAAAGATCTCCCGGCGCTCATCGTCGCGTGTGTTACCGCGCTCGCTCGCGCCCTTGATCGCCATCACACCATTGCGCTGATGCTTACGGCAAAACGCATACGCCGCGTCCTGGGTGATGGTGCCGTCCGAGGTATCCAGCGAAGTAGCCAGCACTCTCAGCTTGGCGCCGCAGGCGTGTGAAATCGGCGCAAACAGCAACTTTTCCAGATCAAGCCAGACGCCCTGGTCGGGCAGTACCACCTCGCCGTAAATCTCGCCCCAGTAGATCAGCCAGGATTCCTCGCCTCGGCCCCAGGCCCGCATCACCACCGCCAGGCGATCGTGCTGCACGTCGACTCCGGCGGTGATCACCAGGCCCCCCATGGGCACAAACAACTCCGGGTAGTCCTCTGCCCGCTCAGCCAGTTTATCGGCCTCAGGCAGGTCGGATTTGTACTCGTAGGCACGGCCCTGTTTCTGGTTGACGAACTTGATCAGCAACGACAGGTTGCCAATCGACGCCTGGTGTTCGGCGTTGAGTTTCTCTCGCACGATATCGGCCAGGCTGGTACCGGGGAGGCACGCGTACAGTTCGTTCAGCTCAATGAATCCAGCACGACCGGCAAAGGGCTTGGTGGGCACCCAGCCGCAATAGGGGTCGCCGGCATCAATCGCATTGAACACCGTGTTGCGGATGTTCTCTTTGCGCTGGTAGTCGTCCCAGCAACTGCCACAGTGCGGGCAGGCGTAATAGGCTGTATCCGGGAGCGCTCGGCCATAGATTTCATGCGGTTGATCAAGTATTTGAGCAAGCTTTACGGCCCCCTTCCCAAGACGCTTTAAATCCTTGACCAGATCGCTATTGTCTCGAAGCCAATCGTCATCACGTTTATCTAATGCCTCGAAATGGGACTGTTCGTCCTGCTCAAACCATTTGATGTGCTCAAAATCCAAGACATGAGCGCTGCCACAGTCATGGCAAACAATCGGCAACACCCGGCAATCGGTCTGGGCCAGGCGCGCTTCGGTCTTGCTTGCACCCTTAATCGCCGGCGTACCGCCCACCAGCATTTTAGAGCCGGGGTAGCGCTTGCCGCGCTCCTCCAGCAGGGCGATCGCATCACCCTGCCCCTTTACGTCATCGCTGGTATCGTCCGGTTCTTCCACCACCGATAAGCCCACCGACGACGTGGACTTAACGTTGCCGGGTGAGTTCGACGCTACCAGTTTGAGGAACCCGCCCGGGAAGGTCTTATGGTCCCAACGGTTCCCCGAGGTGCGGCTCACATCGACCGGCATCAATTTGGCCACCTCAGTGTTCGCCGTCACGCCAAACTTGAGCTTTTCATCGTGGAAGTTTTTGCCGTCTTTTTCCTTGGCAAACAGGATCATGATCGGGCGCGGCAGGTGATGGATGAACTTGAACAGGTAGCCGATCAAGAACCACGTCCAGCCGATCTGCGCCGCCTTCATCAGGTCGACCTCACTCACCCGGGGATCATCCAGGGCAGCGGCAACGCCGAGGAAGTAAGGCGTGTAGTGGAAATCGTACAGGCCGTGCAGCACGCCGCTTTCAGCGGGCAGGTAAAACTCGGTGCTCAGGTAGTGCGCGGTCGGGATGTCACGCGGCGGGTTGAATTCCCCCGCCGCTGCCAACAAGCTTCGCGCCAAGTTTTCGCGCGTAACCTGCAATTCGCTCGGTTGTAGGTCCAGCAATTTTGGCCACCACTGATCGATCAACCGTGACTTTTTGCACGCTCTCGATTTCCTGAATGATGCGTTCAAGGCCGCCCAGGTATTCCCGGTTTGCGAAACTGGCCCAGTCGATAAGCACCCGATCAGCCTCGCCAGCCGGAATCAATGAACGCAGTTTTTCGTGATACAGCAGGCGACCGTTAGCGGCCTTGACTCGGCCTTCATCGATCCGCACAGCGTTAAGTTCTTCCAACTGGCTGCCTCCGCGCCCAGCGGCTTTTGCGCGCAAGTCGCGGATGTAAGCAATCCGGATTTCATCTAGGCAGGCTGTCTGCCAATCGCTTATGCCGATTCCCTTCAGCACGTCGCGGGCGTTTCGCTCGCTCATGTCCAGGTGATCAGCAATTTCACGCTGTGTAGGCATGCTCATCTCCAAGGTCGGGACTAGGAAGCGGAACCCCCTACGTCGGGTTGAATCTGCAAAAAAGTCGGGGTTCGAATTACCCCGATTGCCCCGCTGACTGGAAGGACCCATTGATTTTGGGTCGCAGGTCGACCTGTTAAGCAAAACCTACGACAAATCATTGAAAATAAATGGTTTTTAGAAAAAATTCACGATCCGGACAAGAGGTCAGCCTCGCTCCATCTCCCGTACAAGGGCACGTCGGAACAGCGGCTCGAACTCGGCCTCGACGACGCGATTGGCTAACCCGTAGAAGTCAAAGCGCCGCCGATACGTCGGACGCTTGACGAAGATCAGAATGGGCCGTGCCCCGTTGCCGATCCGCTGCCAGATACCCAAAGGGCCAGTGCCGTTGCCAGGTCGACCCACGAAATAGTCCGGTGCGTTGCGGTTGCGGCGTCGGCTACGCTGAGTGCGGTTGGCCATGAAGCCCGACACCCGCTCAGCTGCTCCGAGTGTGGACAGGATCTGTACGATCTGGCCGCGACTGATGTTGCCATTGCCATCCATCATAGCGCGCCGACCAGGGACGGCGTACATGTCCGCTGGCATCAAGCCGTAGTGGATCAGCGCTTTCTCCAATCGCTTGTGTGGTCGGTTGCCACCGTCAATGTGGACCGGCAGGTACTTGGACGCGGGCACGCCTGAGCTGGCTTCGTCCTTGATCCACACACGGGCAAACAGGCGGCTGGCCGTGGCACTGCGCTTGAAGACCGAGTTGAGCGTCCACCGTGTGGGCCTATCGAACACTCGCTCAAGCTCGACCTTTTCAGCTACCTGGACGCGTTCGGCGGTGAAGGTCAGCGCTTTGGCAGCTGCTATTGGCACCTTCGACTTGCTGAGCCCACGCATCTCCCTGACGATCTTGTCGATGTTGTCACGCATCTCAAGTCGCAACATGGTCATTGCCTCTAGATGTTTATGGTCCAGCGTCACCGTTGGCTTGTGCTTCACGCAGACCAAGGCGCTTGGCCGCCCAGCGCTCGTACAGCCCGATCGCTACGTCTGCACCTGCCATGGCGGTCAAGCATCCCAGTGCCCCGGAGGTCCAGATCGACATGCCTGCCGCATACAGCAGCATGATGGCCGACACTCCGCACACCACGCAGGCGCCGGACCGGAGGGCCAATCGGCGGATCAACGCCCAGCCACGCGCACCCTCCTTGTCCGCTCGCCACATCTCGCCCGACACACCGCCCACCAGGGCCAGGACGATCACTAACCAGATCGGCATTTCTGCCAGCGCTTGCTGTTCGTTCGTCATTGCCTTGGCCCCTTAAACGAAAAAGCCCTGCACTGGGCAGGGCTTGAATGGGAAGTTAGTCAGATTAGGTTTGAGGGACTGGGACCTCATCAACGCTAACGCAGTGCTCAATATCCGTGATTTTCTGGAGAGCTTGCTCAGCAGTTGAATACGCGCCAAACATTCGCCCTTGATAAAAAACAACCCATGCAAATTGGATGTCCGCTTCACCAGAATGCCCAACCACCAACGTCTTGAATCTTTCAGCCAAGTCGTCGACATGCATCTGTGCCATGCCACGCAAAACCATGACGCTCTCCCCTTTTTTAGTCAGAGGCCCGTTTTTTTTCGGCCTTCGACAATGTGAGCGCAAAAAAACCGACTCAATGGTCGGGTGAAGACCACTCCTCAGTCCAGCCCCCAAATGAGAGGGATGGAGGGCGGACTGAGGAATGGCGGCGCAAGCATATCAGAGCTTGCTGAAAATTCATCATCGCGTCGACGCGCCAACAAAAAGCCCTGCACTAGGCAGGGCTCAAAGACGTTGTTGTCTAGTGGATGGGAAGCTCACTGCTGCGCAAACTCAGCCTTTTACTTCTGTCGAGATAGTTATATCCCGCATTGGTGACGCGCTGGATACGTATATCCGGAGTTTCCCCTTCAACATTGATACAACCCAAATCTACAAGCAGCTCGATATGGCCATCCACGACTACACCGGACCAATCAACACACTCGGTGCGGGAGAATTTGCTGCGTATATCCTTGGCCGATAAATCGAGCTTCCAGTCATCGGAGTCCTTGATGCAGACCTCTAGAATTTTCACCAACAGCCTCTGATCTCGTTCCATTTCTCAGCTCCAAAGGAAAATTGTCTGTACGAAGTAGTACGTCTGAGGAGAAATGAAAAAACCCGGCACAAAGGCCGGGTTTTTGGTGAGATCGCTGTTTGCGTACCTCTTTGAACATGACTGATTTATACCCCTTCAGTCCGGTGGCAGCAAGAGCTCAGCGCTGCCACCCTGCAATCAACGGTAATCAACGGCAATACGCCTGCAATCAACGGACATATAACGTCACTGGCTATAGCGCCGCAGGCATTGACCCTCCTGTCCCACTGATTTCAAGAGAGGCGCGACGACTCAAACACCGATAAATCAAAGCGGCGCCCCTCCGTCCTACCATTTATTACTTTTTCCATGTAAAGGGAGAATTAATAAACGCTGCGCGTACGCGCGCGCGTATGTGGGTGTGTGCGTCACATGCGGGAAAGATGCAAAAACGGTGGGACGGTGGGCCATCATCAATTAACACGCGGCGCGCAGTTGACCCACCCGCCAAAACACTAGCAGGCCGTACAGGGACGCGCCGCGCCATCAAGCTACGCGCTCCAGCAGCATGCCTGCGATCTCCAGATGTGCCGAGTGTAAGCGCGCATAGAACTGCGTTCGACCACACCCGCAGTGCGCCCATTTCTGGCGTTCTACGCTTTCACGGTTCAGGTAATGCTCCTGCACCACTTGGGCCAGATGCCAGGACAGACGCTTGTTTACGATCACCTCAATGTCTGCACTCCATGGCAGCAGCATCTTCGAACCGCCGCGCGTGCCTCGAATCAATTCCCCCCGGCAATCGATCAATTGACCCAACATACTGCTGGCAGATCCGTTAGGGCCGCCGCCACCGTGCATATCGAGCGCCCACAATTTCAACATCTCATCCATTTCCGGGATCAAAATGCGGTCTCCTGCCTGGGCACCGCCGACCTTCGCTTCCACTCCGGCGGTTTCACATACTCATAGCTGCGCACACCACGCACACAGTTACCCTTGCGCCGGCGGGGCCAATTCATCCGATGCATAATCTTGCCGATGCGCATTTGCTCGGGTCGACCCCAGTGGCTTGGATCGATGTTAAGCGCGTGCTCAAGCAAGTGCGCGCCTGTCACCGTATCGCCAATATGCTTGTCGGCTAGGTAGCCGACCACCAGGTCTTCCCACATATCGGCCTGATAACGCTGATCCTGCTCAGCGGCAAAAACATCAGCTTCATCGCGCTCCACCCACCATATGTCACCCGCGCGAAAACAGGCTAACGCTTCGGCCCAGAGTTGATCACGGTCGGCTCGCAAGCCCTCAAGATCAACTTTGGTACACATCACCGGCCAGTAACGGCGGTTGCCCGTATCGTCCTTCAGGTACTCATCCTGGTTGGTCGTACCGATAAAAACGCTCTGCCGGAGCACATCCAGCATCCGCCGGCCATAGCTCTCGCGGTAGGTATCGATGGGCGATGAGACGAATTGCTTGGCCTTGGTCGACTCTGCCTTGTTCAATGAGTCCAGCTCGGCCATCTCCACAATCCACTTGCCCCGGATCGCCTGATAGGCGTCTTTGCTGCTCAGATCAAATGACGTATCCATGAACCACTCGCCGCCCAATACCCGCGCAGCCGTGGATTTCCCCTCGCCCTGCAAGCCTTCCAAAATCAACATTGAGTCAGCCTTACAGCCAGGTCGACACACGCGGGCCACCGCAGAAATCATCCAGCGCTTGCCCACCTTGCGGGTGTACGAACTATCCTTAACGCCCAGCCGATCCTGCAACCAACGCTCAAGGCGTGGCAGGCCATCCCACTCAAGGCTTTCTAGATACTCGCGCACCGGGTGGTAAGCGTTGTCATTCGCCACCGCACTTACTGCCTCAACCACGTGGGCAGTCTTCACCCGCAGCCCGTACACATCAGCAAGCCACAGCGCCACCCTAATATCGTCCAGATCACTCCAGTCGCCCTTGCCACCACCATATGGAGGCGTACGTAACTTGCGGGTCTTTGAACTGAACGAATCCCAGGCGATTACCCCGGCCCAGCGTTTATCATTACCCAGAATCAATGCCACATTGAATGGATGTACGATCAACCCGCCTTTTTCGGAATACTGCAGCTTCTCGCGCCACCCCTCATCAGCAGACGGACGCACCACCGCTAGTGCCTGACGGCGCACCGTATCCAGGCCCTCAGCGCAGTGAAGATCGTTGAAATCGGTCCAGCCGTCTTCCCGGTTGTTGTCGAATACCGGCATAACCACCTGGCCACCAACCACAACCGCCGCATTGCTAGCCTTGATTACCCCCGCGTTATACGGGTGCCCATTCACTACAGTCTTCCAATCATCATCTGCGCAAAACACCAGCTGCCGGCCGGGATACTTTGTGCGCATGGCTTGTGCCACCGCCAACAGGTTGCCAGCATCAAAGCAAATACATACCGTCAACGAGGTCGCCATGTGCAGGCTGGCGCCGGTCGCGTATCCCTCTGCAATCAGAATCACATCGCCCGGCTCAGGCTCCGGGCCGATCAGGTGAAATGCGCCTTCCTTCGCCAAACCATACGGCCAATAGGTTTTGTTCCTGCCCGTAGCTGCTTGCTTTTCGGGATACAGCACCTGCAGGCCGACGATATCGCCTTTCACATTGCGCATCGGCACAAAAGCCGTACCGCTTTTCGCCTTGTAACGCAGACCGATCCCGACTACCCGCTTGGCATCCAAATAACGCGATCCGCCCTTTTCAGATAGGTGCTTCCACATACCAGCAGCGCGCCGGGCGGCAGTGCGATGCTTTCGATCCTCGGCCAAGGAGGCCTTACGCTGACCCTCCTCGGCCCTGGCGCGCATCACCGCTCGATCTTCAGCGCTCAGCCGCCCGCCCTTAGGCTTGATCTTCTGCCAACTGCCTTTTTCACCCTGACGCCAGTCGCCAAACGCGCCGCAATACAGTGTTTTGCCGTCACCAGTCAGATGGTCATAGATCACATACCAGCCCGTTTTCTCCGGGGCCTTATCACCGTCGCACTCGCAACGCGTTCGCTTACCAATCACCAGTGGCGTTTCTGGTTTAAGTCCGTAGCCCTGCAACTGGGCCAACACATCATCAAGTAGTTCGTGATTAGTCATGCCGTACCCCACGCCGGTCTGCCAGGTCCTGGCAGTCAGTGCAGCGCGTACAGCCGCGATCAAGCATTGCCAACCGCCGAGCCTCTAGGATGACATCCCCGCAGTCCACGCACTCGAGCGTACATTGGCCTGGATTGGCAGTAGGTCGCGCGGCCATGGCCACTGCGAAATTAAGAGCAATGACGTTATCAGCCACATCTGCGTTGTCAGACATAATGCAGATCCTCCGCATGCATCTTGCGGAGCACTGCGCGCAACTTGAACACCGCCTGCACCATTCGCTCGGCCAGCAGTTCAAACTCAGCCAGTTCGTCTTCATCCAATTTGTCATCAGACAACGACGTCGATACATGCGTGGCTAACTCCCCCTCACGAGAAAGCAACTCGCCAATGCCTGCCATCAGCGACTGCGCCGTGTCGGTGTCGCTCAACTCGGAAACGTCGATTCCCACCCAACCGATTGGATGCAGCAACGCGTCTACGATGCGCGGATCGCGCGTGGCATCCAGCACCAACTCAAGATCGCCAATGTTAGGCGTGTGGCTGGTGTTGGTCAGGCTCAGCTTGTGATTGAGGGTAGTGGCGTTGCCGCCGTCGATAGCGGCAATGGCAGTGGCGCCGCCCGGATAATCACGTGCGGCGTGGAGCAAAGCTTGCGGTAGAGTCAACAGCGAACGCCGTGCGCGCTCAATGGAATTGAACTGTTTACGGTTCATGGCAAAACTCCAAAAACTCTGCCAGTGACCGCCGCATGCCTGTTTGGTACAGTTACGCCGTGGTCACTTACAGGTGGTCGCATGCAGCCGGTTGCTCTGTGGTAGAAAACCCGGCTGCACCCCAATGGCAAGGCACACGCTCCGCATGTGCCCTGTCGTTACAGCCTGCAGATCGTGGTGGGTTAGCAGGCAACCCAAGGCATCCGTGCCCTAGGGGGGGGTGGTAGAACGGCGCGTGGTATTGGTTTGCTCCGCGCCGCTCTGCCCTTTACTTCATTCAAGCGGCTTGCTGGGTTGACGCTTTAACTGTCGCCCGGAGCTTTCCATCTGTAAGCACTTGAACCTGGTATTGGCGTGACTGCGGCGGCTCAGTACCCCATTGCGATACTGCAGCGGGAGAGACTTTCAGAGCCGCAGCCACTTTAGATTTCCCTCCGAAGAAGGCGATTACTTCTGTCGTGAGCATGGTGCTCTCCTGTTTGCCTGCCCAATACAGTAAGCACACTTAACTTATTTGGCAAGCAAGTGAAGGACTCCAAACAAAGTAAGCCTTAAGCTAGCTTAATGAATACTCCAGCGGAAAGAATCGCATACGCCATTTCCAAGTGCGGAAAGAAAGCCAGCGTCTTGGCCATAGAGTCCAACCTGAGTGCTGCCAGAATTAGCCAGTTAGCCCAGGGAGACGGGAGCCTCAAGGCTGAAAATCTTTTCTTATTCGCACGCGCTACCGGGTTCTCAGCACAGTGGCTTGCCGAAGGCATTGGGGACAAATATGACGCCGGTGCCCTCGAGGAGGGCCATGTGCTGATTCCCCAATTCACCGCCAAGGCGGGTGCAGGCCCGGGTCACACAAACCACCACATAGAAGACCTCGGCGGCCTAATGTTTAGGAGAGACTGGCTTAGCCGAATGGGCTTGAAGGAAAAGAACCTCAAGGTCATCTACAGCACAGGAATGAGCATGTTCCCGACCATTGCTGATGATGATGTGCTGCTGATTGACGAAGGCCAGCGGGAGCCATTGAACGGTAGAATCTATGCAATTCAGCGCCCAGACGGAGACATCAGCATCAAGCGCTTAGTCCACACGCTCACCAACGGCTGGATAATTCGAAGCGACAACGAGGACAAACGCGCTTATCCGGATGAGAGCGCTACCGATACAAGCATTGGTCATCTACTCATCATCGGACGGGCCGTATGGCACGCCGGCCCCCTATAATTCTAGCCCTCTTAACAAAATACATAAGCAAGCTTGACTTGAAAAGTTAAGAGAACTTTAATTGCCTCACTCTCCTACCACAGAGCGAGGCAATTCCCATGCAAACCGCAACCTTGCACGTCCTACCAACGTGCCCAGAAAGCCGCGTTTTCGAGGTGCGCCGCCTAGCCATAATCCACGGCTGCGCCTTCGCCCCCACTAAACGCAAATCAACCACCAGCCCAACTCCAACTCCCTCCAATCCAGACGATGGAGGGCGCGCAGCATGAGTAAACTATCTCTCAATGCCAGCGCCTACATCCGACTACAGGCCCAGGTAAACCTTAGCGGCACGTTCAATCACACCCTGCATTCGTGTGATGGCTGCCAATCCGTAGCGGCTCGGGTCGAGATCGATCAGTGCAATGCCGGCATCACGGTCTTGGTGCAGATTTGCGGGACGCTCAACTCTGTCACCCTTGATAAGCACCGCAAAAACAACGCCACGCGCATTGCGAGCTTTATTGAAGGTATCGCCAATGGCCGCAGCACTACCGGTGTGCCTGACGTAGATGAGCATGAAGCTGTCAGCGATATAGAGGCCACCCTACGTCTGGCTATCCGACGTGGGCGCGGCATCTACCACCTTATCGCCGATGAACTAGAGCCGTCACTTCAGATCCAGCGCAACCCACGTGGCGGTTATATCGCCACGCTCGAACTCGACGACGCCGGCTACTTGTTCACCCTGCCCGCCGACAACCAGCGCGCCCACACAATCCTGGCTGAATACCTCAACCAATTCCTGCAGGGCTACCGCAATAGCCTCGCAGCCGCCGCATGAGGTGCCGCCATGAGCCTATCCCTCAAACGCGTAGCCGAACGCCTGGGCCTGGGGCACCGCGAGTTGATGAAACGCATGCGCGACAAAGGCCTGCTGGATCAACGCAACCTTCCAACCAACCCTGCCCTGACCAAAGACTTTTTGGTCACCCGTGAAAGTCGCTGGTTTCACGAGAAGCATGGCATGCAATACAAGCGCACTACGCGCGTGACCGATATTGGCATTTCCTGGCTGGCCAGGCAGATCGGTATTGAGCGCCCAGCCCCACCCACCGTACCTGACCCGCGAGAAGTCGCGTAATGAGACAGCCCGAAGCATGGCCGCGCCAGTACGCCCGCCAGATCACGGCGATGCGAACCCGCGAGGAACGCGTCGCCGCGCTGGCAGAAGTACCGGAGCACCTACGCGCTCTGGTACGTACCCACGTTGAGATCGCCTGGAACCACCCCCGAGGGAACACACATGGACCGCAAACTGATTGACACCCTACTGATCGAACTACTGAACCTGCCTGAAGAACGTCGTACGGCTGAGAAAATTCTTGCCAATCTCACCCTGGCCGCAACTGCCGCCGACGTTTCCCTCACCATCACCGGCGCACCGCTGCAAATCGAGCACCTACAACTGGCGGCCGCTCTCGACCAACTCGTGATTGATCTCGGCCCCAACTACCGTGCTCGCGCCATGCTGCGCCTTGGCAATGGCATTGAAGGCGTTGAACTGGGTGCCGTTCTCGAACCGCTAGACAGTACTTCACCACTACCGCGTTTCGTGGCGTTTGCCAGCACGGCACGTACAGCACTGGCAGCCATCAACCGAGACATTCGAGCGAGCCACCAACCCCACACTAAAGAACCGACACAACGTAAATCTGGAAAGCTGACGCTCGGCACGCTCAAGGCGCAAGTAGATAAGGCAAATGCAGCATGACGGCCTCCGTACAGCGCGAACTGCGCCTGCCGATAGCGCCGAGAAGTCAGACCGTTGACCTGTTGTACCGAACGCTCGGGGATCTGCTCGTACCCGTCGAACAGGTACGTGAACGCTACTTCAGCAATCTCAACCAGGACAACTTCACTCGTGCACTGACAAGCGGCCGTGTAGCGCTACCCATCACGACTCTGGATACCAGCGCCAAGCGCCCCCGCTTTATCGCCATCCGCCATCTGGCCATCTTCATTGATACACAGGCAGATGCTGCGGACGAGGAGCTGACAAACACTCAACCCCAGCCAGAAGAGCGATGACTTTTTGACCGACACACGTCGATAACAGTCGCACCACCGCAACCGCTGCGCCACCAGCCAAGCGGTATACAACCCAAGGGGCAAACCAAATGACAGCATTTGAAATTTTCGCATTGATCAGCTTCGTAATTGCACTCGCCATTCTGTATTGGGTCGGGTATCGAGGCGGCTTAAAGGATGGCTGGAGCGAAGGCTACGACGACGGCCACGGTAAGGGCTATATCGAGGGCATTGAAGAGGGCGAGTCGTCGGGCGCCACTGCTCTCGAAAACGCCACACGGCGATGTGAGCGCCTAGAACTGATTTTGATGAGGGAACCCCAGGACCGTCAGATCCTTCTGGCCATCGCGGGAAAACTCAAACTCGCCGCCGACTTCTTTCAAGCGATCAAATCGGAAGGCCACGCAACTCAAGCACTCATTCTGCGCGGCCACGCTTTGAGCATGGCCGCCGAGTTGGATTCCTTCTATCAGGAGGATGCAGCATGAGTCGCCCTATCCCAATGATGCGTCTGACGCCCCAGGCCGCTGGAACACTGCAACAGCAGTACAACAAGGCTATGAAGGAACTGAGCGTAATGACTCGACATAACAAAGAGTTTGACCGGCAGCTGAAAGCGCTGATCGGTTACGACGCCCTGCGCAAATTGCATAAGGCAACTGACAACGCCCTGCTGCTGGCCGATCTCGTGAAGGAGGCCGCATGAACTGGATCCTCACCCACACCGGCAAACGTTTTGACCTGTTCGAACCTGACGCCGACATGATCGACCCACGGGATATTTCCCACTCACTGGCACACCTCTGCCGCTTCAACGGGCATACCCGCGAGTTCTACAGCGTGGCGCAACACTGCTGCATCGTCGCCGAGCTGGTGCCGGAAGAACACAAGCTCGTAGCCTTACTCCACGACGCGCCAGAGGCGTACCTGGGCGACATGACCAAGCCACTTAAGCAGTGGCTACACGCATACCAGGACTTTGAAGACTGGGTATGGCAACGCGTGTGCCAACGCTTCGACATTGCTGCACAACTTCCTGCATGCGTTCACCAGGCCGACTTGATTGCGCTGGCCACCGAACGCCGCGACCTCATGCCAACCGATCCGGCTATCTGGGATTGTTTGGTCGGCATACAACCTATGGCCGAAATCATCCGTCCATGGCCTGCCGCAGAAGCCAGACTCACCTACTACCAGCGCCTGATGGACCAACTCGCTGTCGAACATCGGAGGAAAGCGGCATGAAGAACCAACTGGAAAACACCAGCGCCCTGCCCGCTTTGCTCCGCAGCACCAGTGGTGTCGACACGTCAGAAACAAACAGTCTCTGCTGCGCAGCAGCAGGCATTATTGCTCCTTCCAGCGCCACTGCCGAGGCACGTATACCCCACGAAAAGCTGCGCGGGGCAGCGGTCAGTGATGCAACGCTTACCGCTTCGGGACGCCCGCCTGCGCAGCCTGTCGCGGGGTATACGCACGTTTCGGGGAATGTGAGTTGCTATGCCGTGCGGGAGGCTTCCCATGCTTAAGCGCACCCTCACCCACTTCCATCTTTGCTGCGGTCTCGGCAGCGGCGCTGCTGGTTTCAGCGACTCCAAACCGGTCCTGGGACCTGTGCAAGCTGAATGGCGCTGCCTGGGTGGCGTCGACGTCGACCCCGCCGGGTTGCGCGATTTCCAGATGATGACCGGTGTATCTGGCACGCTGATGGACCTGTTCACCCGCGAACAATACACCGCGTTCCACGGCCAACAGCCGCCCGCCGGTTGGAAGGAAGCCACCGCCGAGGATCTGCGCCGCGCTGCCAGCAACGAAGATCCGGATGCAGTGTTCATCAGCAGTCCCTGCAAGGGTGCCTCGGGCCTTTTGTCCGAGACCATGAGCCAGACGCCCAAGTACCGGGCGCTCAATGAGCTCACGTTGCGTTGCGTATGGCTGATGTGCGAAGCCTGGAAGTACAACCCGGTGTCGCTGATCGTGTTCGAAAACGTACCGCGCCTGGCTACCCGTGGCCGGTACTTGCTGGACCAGATCACCAAGCTGCTAAGACACTACGGATACGCGGTGGCTGAAACCACCCACGACTGTGGCGAAATTGGTGGATTGGCCCAGAGCCGAAAACGCTTCTTGCTGGTGGCCAGGCACGTAGAGAAGGTCCCGGCGTTCCTGTACGAACCAGAGAAACGCAGCCTGCGTGCCGTCGGTGACGTGCTGAGCCGCATGCCGCTGGCAGGCGATATAGATCAGGCAGGGCCGATGCACCGCGTGCCGGCGTTGCAGTGGAAAACATGGATACGCCTAGCCCTGGTCGAGGCCGGGAAGGATTGGCGCAGCCTGAGCCGGTTTGCGATCGAGGACGGGCACCTGCGCGACTTTGTGATCGTGCCTGACTACCAATACGGCGTACTCGGGGTTGTCGATTGGGACGATACAGCCGGGGTGGTTGCAGGTGCGAGCCGCCCAATGAACGACAAGTTTTCCGTGGCAGATCCGCGACCCACCAACAAATTCGAGTACACCCAATTCGGCGTACTGCCCTATGACCGCCACTGCGGTGTCGTAACCGGTCAACGCAGCCCGGGGCAAGGGACGTTCAGCGTTGCTGATCCGCGCATGACCGACGAGCGCCACAATAATATGTTCCGCGTGGTACGCAATGATCAAACCGCCGGCACTGTGACTGCAGGACAAGGGCCGAGCTCTGGCGGGCAGGCCGTGGCCGACCCTCGGCAACCGTCCAAGGGTTTCGGCAAGTACCTGGTCACCGACTACAGCAAGCCGGCCGGCACCGTCATCGCCGGCAGCACCACCGGGCAAGGCGCTTTCGCCGTGGCAGATCCCGCCTATAAAACATGGCACCCGAATGCCAGCACGCAAAAGTTGCGGATCACGCCCTGGTGCGAGAGCGCCAAGACCGTGACTGGCTCGCAACAGGTTGCCAGCGGCGCGTTATCGATCGCAGATCCTCGCCCAGGAATGTCGCGCAGCAAGGGCGATGCGTACCTGACTGGCGGGCATTACGGCGTGGTCGAATACAGCGCACCGGCCGGCGCCATATCTGCCAGTGCTTGCCACGATAACGGCCGCTGGTCAGTTGCCGATCAGCGCATGCCGGCGCACAACGATCGGCTGACCTGCATGATCACCAGCCTCGACGGGACCTGGCACCGGCCGTTCACCACGCTGGAGTTGGCCGCGCTGCAATCACTGTTCGACCCAGAAGATCACTGGTCAGCAGATCCACAGACCGCCCATGAGATCGAGCGCATGCAGCGCGTTCGCAAGATTGAACAGGCGGGAGTCTTCCGGCTGGACGGAATCAACGACGGCCAGCACCGGGAGCGGATTGGCAACGCGGTACCACGCGCAGCGGCACGGGCAATGGCGGATGTGTTCGGCATGACGCTGCTGCTTTCCGAGGCTGGGGAGACATTCATACTCAGCAACATTTCGGTTTGGGTGCAGCCAGTGGCGATTGCGCTGAGTCTGGCCCAGCAGGAGGTTGGCGTATGACCGTTTTCCTACTGCTGTACCCGTGCGCGGACGCAACCCATACAGACTGCCAGGTGGTGAAGGCTGATAGCTGGAAGGGACCTCACGCCTACGAGCAATGCCTTGACGTTCTGCCTGATCTGACCAAGGCGCTGACTGCGCCCAACCGGAAACGACACAGATTCGTGTGTGAGATCCAATCCGACGGCGCACAACCCCGCAGAGCAGAAGCTACTGCCGTCGCGCGCTCATCAATCGTTTCGGATCTAACAGGAGAGGGCGATTGCAATGGCTTGTAAGCATGAAGACTTCAAGGCGACCGTAAGTGTTGCTCGAATCAAAAACAAAGGTCGATTCATGGCAGAAATCAGCATCGTATGCACGCACTGCGGCGTTCCGATGCAGTTCATGGGTCTCGAGCCGGGACTCAACTATGACGGCGCCACTGTCAACCTCGATGGTTTCAAGGCGCGCATTGGCATTCATCCTCGCGGCGAACGACCGAATCCCCTGCAGAAGCTTGCAGGCTATTCGATCCGCAATCACAACTGAGGCATTGGCCATGATCACCAAGCAAATGAATGACGGCATGCCGAAGCGATACCGGGCAAGCATTGGCAAATGGGGGGCTTCTCGGCGTGAATCGGTATACCTGTGTTCTGACATTGATAAGATGAACGAGGGCTTTTTTAAAATGGTTTCGGCGCTGCGCACCCTGCTTGATGGCCAAGATCGTCATGACAGTGTGCAGCGCTTCTGGTCCTACAACGCACAAAACATCCGCTGCGTTCGTGAGTCGGACTACGACGCCCTATCGCAACGTCTCGCCAACGCCGAGGCTGCCCTGAAGTGGGAATCGGAACGAAACGCGCTGTTACTAGCCCAGTTTAAGGACGCTCAAGCCCAGCCCCTGGGCGAGCAAGTGGTAATTATTGATATTGTTTACAGCGGAATGATCGAAGGGCTTCATATCTGTAAGCGGGAGGCAGTATGAGCGCAGCCCGTGTACTTGAGTTTGAAGACTTACAACGCGTAACCGGATATAGCCGCCGGGCAGACGTTGAAAAAGCGCTGCGCTCCCAAGGAATTCGAATCTTCAGTGGACGAAAGGGGCCCTGGACTACGGTGGATTTGATCATCCAGGCGGGCGGGCTAAAAACCTTGGATACCGGCAGCTACAGTGCGGACATCGTATGAAACGTGGTCGAAAGCGCCAACACAATCCCAACATCCCTGGGCACATTGACCAGGCGGCTTTGCCGCGCTCGGTCTATTTCGACCATAGGGGCGCTGGGTGCTGGTACATCCTGTATTTCAATGAGGCCGGGCGGCGACAGCGGCAGAACCTTTGCGCGGGTAACGTGACGCTTTCAGAGCTTCACCGCCTCATTGAGGAGCGCAACGGCGTCGACCGCGACAGCCTGCAATACCTCTGTGATGAGTTCCACAAGAGCGACCAGTATAAGGTCCTCAGCGAGAAAACCCACGACGACTATGTCTACTCCCGCGATGTTCTTTTAGCGTTTCCGACGAAGCTTGGCAAACCGCTGGGCGAACTGGCGGTGCTCAAGTTCACGCCGGCGCTCGTCCAGCGGATCATCGACAAGATAGCCCAAGATGGCACCCCCTCCAAAGCTGCCCACTCACTGCGCTACCTGCGCCGAGTGATGCAGTGGGGCCGTAACCGTGGTTTTGTGAAGGACAACCCAGCCAAGGGCATTGAGTCGCCGAAAGAGCGAAAGCAGCGCCGACTGCCAGACGATACTGTCATGGTTAACCTAATCAGGTTCGCGAAACAACAAGGCCAGCTCAAGAGCGGTCAGCCAGGGGCCTGCTCCCCTTACCTGTGGTATGTGATGGAAATCGGTTACCTCTGCCGCCTACGCGGTATCGAGACGATCACGCTCACCGACGAGAACGAGCTCGCCGAAGGCGTCCTCACCAACCGCCGCAAGGGCAGCCGAGACAATATTGTCCGTTGGACGCCCAGGCTGCGGGCGGCGTGGGATGCAGCCAAAGCCATCAGGTCGGAGACTTGGGAGCGGAAGCGTGTGCCGGTGCCGATCCGCGCAGACCAGCGCTTCCTGATCATCGCCGCCACCGGCAGACAGTTGTCGAAGTCGGGGCTTGATACAGCATTCCAGCGGCTGATCGTGCAGGCGATCGAGAAAAGTGTTCTGACCGAGGATCAGCGATTCGGGATGCACGACTTCAAGCGCAAGGGCATCACTGACACGGTGGGCACCCGGGCGGATAAGCAGCAGGCGTCAGGGCACAAAGATGAAGCGATGATGGACGTCTATGATTTGAGCTTGCCTCTGGTAGATCCATCCGGAGGCTAGACGTTTATCGGTACCTTTGTGAATGCGTCCGCAAGGTCCTTTCGAGCTTGCTTCTTTTCCGCATTCGAACGTCCCGCAACTTCGAAAACGTCGGCATGGACTACGTTATCCTCGAGAGCGGTGTCGTACACCGCTAAGAGCCTCTTGTTATCCATCATCAGGCTGCGAAGCGCCACGCAAGTCGCTGTGACGGCTCCGAGGTAGGTCCTCTCAGGCTTGTCCTCTGGCTTGACCAGATTGTAAGCCACAGCCTGCTGGCGTCCACGCTCATGACTTTGCGGGTCGATCGCTGCCGTATCAGCTCTTTCGCAAGATAAGCCTTTATCCTTGGCATCGGAAAACAGCGCTGGGAGCACTTCACCATCGTGCAAATGCAGCGGTGAAAAAACGAATCTGTGTAAATGCTCCTCAGCGCCTACCACGCGAGGAGAGAATTTACTGACGGACTCACACTCGCAGTATGCATCTGGAAAGCTGGCGTCGATCAGCTTAGCGCGGGTAGAGACCTCGCCCCTCCCAGTCGGTAATCCTTCAAACAATGCCCTACATGACATATATAAGTCAGACCAAATCCAAATGGGCCAAGAAGCCAGAATGAAGAACCGCTTCGTTGAGCGCCAAATCGGCACTCGCGAATCTTTGGCCGGGAGCATTATATATGTAGTGAAACGTCCCGTCCCCAGGGAAGGATATCTCTATGTAGCTATCAGCTTCCTTCCAAAAAAGGGAAATCTCTCCGTCACCGGCCAGCATGTGGATAGGAGCTTCAAATCTAATCGGAAGGACGTGCAGAAACTCAACTGCGTTGACCCACGAGGCATAGGTGGCCGGCACTCCGCCGTATCCGTCCCAGTCGTTATCCGCCTGGAGATACGAATGTAGCTTCGCGTAAAGCCTGCTCATACCCACATCCCTGCTATTGGTGTGCGTGGGAGGAAGCTGCACAAAAAAACCCGTAAGCCCTTGAGGGATCACCGTTTTAGGCGCGTTTTTGGTAGTCGGGATCTGCACCACGTATGGTGGAGGCTGATCCAGAATCGTGGACTGTGTTTCCATAGCTACGGCCATAGCAACTCTCCTTAGTTGGGATGGACTGTGTTGAACGAGATCATATCTTTAACCTGATCCGTCAGCATATCCCCCACTACCAATTTATTCTGATCATGCAGGTATTGGAATACGTCATTCATCTGATCGTTCAACTGACCATTTACAACCGGGTTGAACATTTCAAACAGCTGGTACTTATGGACTGTCGTAATTTGAACGTCGAACACCGAAGCGGTTTCGGTTACATTTACATTCACGTTGGTCAGTAGCTTGCCACGAAGGCCGAACTCGGGCCGGCTGAAATAACCATGATGAGAATGGAAAGCGTCAGTCAGCGAGGTGAAGGTCGGTGGCAAGTACTTATTCTGCGGGCTAAAAAGCTCTACAAGGGGTTGAGCTTCACCTCGCGGGAAATTCACCTTAAAGGCGTCTGTGTACTGCAAAGACAGCGCAGAGAACTTCGTGTCTCCCAGCCAAGGGGTCAGAATTGATAGGTATTTCCTGACCTCTGCCCACAGTCCAGCCCAGCGCACGTATTCGCCGCACACGATGATGAGCGCATTCGCCTGAATGTTGACTGAAAGCGCTGGTTCGCCGTTTGGCTTAACCCTATCGAAGGCAATGCCTGAGATTGGCCCTGCAGGGCCAAAGGGTCCGCCAAAGGGACTGGGAAACGGCGCGCCAAAAAATTGCTCAGCACCAGCCCCTTGGGGGATGTTCAACATCATCTGCTGCTGCTTAGAAACCCGAGGTAAATCCCCCACCAACTGGTCGTGGAGCTGGGTCCCCTCCAGCAAGCTGGCGAAAGCGTGCGGTGCCAATGGCGCAGAGAACTCGAACAGAAACAATACGTTACTGATCGCATGTTTACCGCCGTGGGGCTTGATAGTAGCTGCCATGGAACCTCAAAGGATCTTGTACAAAGCTTTAGCACTATATATAGCAGCTGCAAAGGGAATGCGCATGACACGCCAGCGCCGTTCACCCTACCGCTGTGGCCGCGGATAGTAGCACAGCGTACTCGTTCGTCTAACGCCAAAAGCGAAGCACGACGGGGCGCAGATGGCTGCGAATCTCGAGCAGTTATCCACAAGCGCAGCTGAATCTTCAATGAAAAAACGTTTCTTCACCACGTACATTAGATCGGCAGCAGCCAGTGAAACATGAGCCGTAGCTTATGCGTCACGTACATAAAATGTACGCAAGCCTATGATTATTCGAGCTAAGGCAGCTGACTTGTAATCAGTAGGTCCCGGGTTCGACTCCTGGTGCCGGCACCATATCTCGAAGCCCCGCAATGCGGGGCTTTGTGGTTTCTGGGGTTTGGGAAACACTGAAAATCTATACTACGGTT